TCGTTAGTGTTCTGATTGCGGTTGTCATCACGGTAGCGCCTCACAATCTTATTTGTGCGAGCTTCCCACTTCTTAAACTCATTGTCGTATTGGCTGATTACGTTTAGCCACTTCTGTACGCCAGTCAATGCTTCCATCTTAGTATCTCGCAAAAATTACGTCACGGTTTACCCGCCCGACAATCTCGTAGCCCCAATCTTGGAGTAGGTTGATTGTGTCCTCGTCGGTGTATCCATAACGACTGCCCAAGCCTTTCAGCTCAAGCGTGATAACTGGATACGTTCTCTTGATTGTTTGTTCAGCACCCAATATGGCTAGATGTTCGTAGCCTTCAATGTCTAATTGGATAAAATCGCAATCATCCACCTCTAAAGCATCAATTGGTATAACTTGCACATCTTTGCCAGCTTTTAACTGATGCGCCCCAATGTTTTCAGGATACGGATGATCGACTGCCGCTGTGCCGTGCTTGTCACCAAATGCAGCTCGATGATGCTCAATGTTGTCGTGGCCTGCGACATTTAGTAGCAACGCTTGATAATTGACCAGATCAGGCTCAAATGTGATGACACGCTCAAATTGCCTTGCCATCGTAGCGGGATAAACACCAATATTGCCACCGGCCTGAATGACTGTGCGAAACTGGTTCATGTGGGTATAGCTCACATTCAAGTCTGGCAGCTCAACCAAGAGTGCGTTAATACAGCACTCGTCAATATCGGGAACTTGCCAGCCTTCAACCAATTTCATACGGTATCCTTGTTTGTTCCCACGGTCTAGGTTTGCCGTGGAATATCACCACCTTGGCATTGTCTAACCCTTTGGGCAACACATCAGCCTTAAAGCTCACAATTCCATCTGCGATGTCTTGCCAGTACGTTACTTTGTCCCGCATAAAGTGTTCAATGTACGATTGGTCACCACCCGCCGTATACATCTGTAATGCTGCAAACTTGTCGTACAAATCAACAGGTTTAGACCAATACATCATGCTGCTTTGCATAACTTTCGGATTGTACTGACCCCTGTAAACGTCACGCATAATTACAAAGTCGTGCTGCTTTGCCGCCTCAATCATTGCCGTACAGTCACCAGTCAGCACAGTATCTAGGTCAAAGTACAGCGCACTTGGTAGCCGAAACAACTCCATCTTTGCCCACCAACCAACCCAATCATGCAGCAAAGGGATGGTTTTGCACTCCAACTCAACGTCCGACAGACACACAAACTCATGCGGTGGCAGATACTTGGCGCACATCTTTTGCAACGCATAAACGTGTTCAGGTTTGAAATCGCCACCTGACCGCAATACGCTTGCTACGATCATGCGCTGAAGATGCCAATGGCTAACACTTCCACGCCTGCGCCTGTCGTGATTTTCCACGGGCCATTGCGAGAGATAGCGTTGACTTCAATGTTGTAGACGTTAACGCCTGTACCTGCTGATACTGGCAATAACGTATGAGAAGTCGCACCATCTAACAAAATTACGTTACCTGTTAGAACAGTAGACACAGTGCAAATCAATCTATGCAAATAATCGCCTGCCGCACCTGTGCCGCCTAAAACTTGTGCGGTCTGACTTGCTGCAACGTGTTCGTATTGATATTCATAAGGTTGTTGTACGCCGCTCATAATCTTCTACTCCGGTTTGTTGTGTGGGTTGCCCACATATCATTTAAAGTAACTGTGTTCTCAGGCCCGACAATCAACGGCTTAATCATATCTGGCTGCTTAACCTTTGGCTCTAGCCTCCAAGCAATTGCAAGCATCCTAAATGCGTCTGCTGGGTGGCTTGTCCAATCGTGCCTGGGCGTTTGCCTAAATGCCTTCTTGTCCTCGTCGTATTCCCGCTGGTACTGTCGTAATGCCTCTAGCCCATCGTGCGTTCGTTCGCTATCAAACCAACATTGCGGCAACATCTGACGCACCGCTTGAATCCCGTCTTGCACCGACAAGTCAGGCACAATCGCCATATTGTTGATGCCTAGATACTCACTCAATTGCTCAATGACTGACTTACCCGCTGCTGCTAGAGTTTTAGCCCTTGCATCGTGCGGTAGGTAATGTTTTGCGTATTTATACGGCTTTTCTACGACTATTTTAGCTATTTCTGCAATGTTTGCACCACTTATTGCAAAATAATCAATGATGTGTATTTCGTTGCGGATGACTTGATACCACCAAATAGCCGTGTCATCACGATAGCCTAAGTCCCAAGCCGTGTATGTGGGTAGGTGCGGATCGTAATCAACACGCCTGACCTGACCGGCATCTGTGATCTTGCGTAAGTCCTCGCCATAAAAAGCACCAAGAATTGCCGCCTCAAACGAACACTCGTACTCTTGTAGGAATTGGTCATCGCTGATCTGTGCGGCAGCTGCCCGTAGCTCTGTGTCAGGTAGCAGTCCAGACTCACTTGCCTTTAGGACAAGGTGAAACCACTCGTTAGGCGTTTTCTTAGCTGTTTCAAATATCTGCCAAAACTGGTTCTTACCCTTTGGCGTACCAGCGAACACAGCCCAGCCTTGCTTATCTGACAATGTAGGTCGAATGACGTTACCCCAAACTGATGGCCTGAAGTCACCATATTCGTCCATAAATACGCCATCAAAGCCTAATCCCCGCATTGCGTCAGCGTTGTCAGCCCCAAACAATCGTATTTTGCCGCCAGTTATAAGCTCAATAGTCAGCTCGGCCTCGTTGCTCGATGCGAGAACAGGCGCAGCAAAGTGTTTCAGGTAATCCCACGCTACCGACTTAGCCTGGCTGCGGTATGGCGCAATATAAGCAAACAGGGGATTTGTGCTTTTGCACATGAGTGCAGCCCGAACAATGTCGTTAATAGCTGCGACGGTCTTGCCGGCTCGTCGGTGTGCGACTAGGCAAGCCCATCGTTCGGTGCGGTTATGAAATGATTTGAATACCCGTCTGGGTGAGTACGGCAGTATTAGTTCTCTGCCCATTTAACCACCAGGTCACGACCATCAGCGCCAGCAATCTCATGGCGGTCTGTTTCCTTCCACCGAGCTCTAGTCTTTAGCCAAAAGATAGCCGCTGCCGTGTTTCCATTCTTGGCCTGTTGAAATAATGTACCCGCAATGGCTGAGTTAGCGTCAATCCTGCCTTCATCTAGCTCAGTCTGGTAATACTTTACAAGGGTATCGGCTGAGATTTTTAAGCGAATAGCAATATCTTCGTGTGGGCAACCTAGCGCAGATAAACGCTTTGCGGTGTCCCTATCTGCTTGAGTTGGCTTGTGTTTTACGCCTTGAGCCATTTTATAACTCCGAAAGAACAGCAGTCTTGCCGGTGTAGTTTTCCCATCGCTTGACAATTACGTCACAGTAAATAGGGTCTAATTCCATTACTCTAGCTTTGCGCCCTGTCTTTTCACAGCCAATTAAAGTGCTGCCGCTACCACCAAAGTAATCTAAAACTATGTTGTTTGGCTTAGTGCTGTTTTTAATGGCTCGCTCACTTAATGCGACAGGCTTTTGAGTAGGGTGTTTGTACTTGGTGTCTTTAGCAATTTGCCATAAGTCAGATTCATTTTTTATATCCGGATCAATTAAACCGTCAAATATAATGAATTCATGTTGATGCCTGTAGCCACGACCTAAACCAAAGACATTCTTAGCCCATACAATGCAAGCCTTTGGCTTTAACTCTAATTGCATCAAACCATAAAAAGCCCAGTTACAACAAATGTAATAGCTGTTTGGCTTATTTACATTAAAGGTTTGCAGCCAATCCTTAATAAAGGCATCAAACTCATCTTTAGGTAGGTTGTCATTTTTAATAACATCAAACTTACCGCTGCGACCATTAAAGGCTACGTTGTATGGTGGATCAGTAAACACCATATCTGAGCGTTGGCCTTCCATCAACTTATCCACAGCGTCAATGCTTGTGCTATCCCCACACATAAGCCTGTGGTTGCCTAGTATCCAAACGTCACCTAGCTTGGTAATCGGCTCTGGTGGCGGTTCAGGTACTTCATCCTCGTCTACCAAGCCCTCGTTTATCTCTACTGGGTTCAGCAACGCATTGAGCTCGTCTGCATTAAATCCTAACAAGTCTAAGCTAAACTTGTCTGCAAGTAACTCGTTGAGTTCGATGGTTAGCAACTGGTCATCCCACCCTGCGTTCAACGCTAATCGGTTGTCAGCAATGATGTAGGCTTTCTTTTGCGTGGGTGTCAGGTCTTTGAGCTCAATGACTGGTACTTCTGTCATGCCTAGCTTTCGGGCCGCCATAAGCCTGCCGTGGCCTGCAATGATGCCCCGTTCCCCGTCTACTAGAATTGGGTTAGTCCAGCCAAACTCTTTAATGCTTGCCGCTATTTGGGCAACTTGTGCGTCATCGTGCGTTCTGCTGTTTTTGGCGTAAGGTATCAGCGCCGTGACTGCGACTTGTTCTATCTTCATT